TGTACCCGCTAACGCTGTGCACCAAATCATGGAAGGCATTGGCGAATACTGATTCAGCAATCTTTAGGTCGTAATCGTTGCCCGTTTCCGCAGCCCATGCCAGCTTACCGAAATGCGCATCGAACAGGCCAAGCACTAGCAGGTGCGGTTCCCCGCTTGACTTACGCTTGACTGATGCGGGCTTGGGCGCAATCTTGCGAATGCCGTCAATCAGGCTTTGGAGCGGGTCAACGAACACGGACTGCTTACGCCGCCGTAACCATACCTTGACCTGCCACAACTCGATTGCGTCCCACTTGTCCGCCTGGTTGCCGCGAGCCATGTCCCACTTGTTTATCGTGTGCCGCTCGACTTCCCATACCAGTTGGTCCACGTTCGCCGCTCTCAGGGCATCCTCAAGCGTCCTGACGGTATTAGAGACGGATGTGATCGTCTGCGCCGTGTCGGATTGCTCTATGGAGAAGGATTCTTTACCTTGCGGGGCTTGCTGCGTGGCTTGTGGGGCGGATTCCATCTTGTCGATGTGGTGCTTGGCTGTCGTTTTGTTTATGCCAAACATTCTAGCCGTGGCGCGAATACTCCCGCACTTGCGATAGGCTTCCCACACGTCCTCGCTCTTGATGCCCTTGTTTTCACTCATGCGAGCCTGCGCTTTACACGTTTGAGCATCAAGTAACCAGCAAGGTCAAATTCTGGGTCTTCTTCATCGTCAGTCTGCCCCGAACGTATTCGGGATAGCTTATCGTCTATTCGCACGTTGAGTTGCTCTAACGTGTCGCACTTCGAGAATATACGAATAGGGTCAAGTGCGGAGTTGCCATACTTGCGGTTTTTGTCGCAGAGCATATCCGCAAGTTCGGAACAGACACCACGTATCTCAGCTTCGATGTTGTTCGCGGGTCCAGTATCAGCCATGCTTCCCTCCTCGCAACTGTGGATTATCCCGCAAGCATTGTAATACACCATGTGCAATTCCGTCTACAATTATTTCGTCGTGATTTACATGTCCCATGTTGTACATGATTGCATGAATAACCTCATGCCAGAGCGTTACGTCACGCGCATCTTTTGCCAACCCTTTGCGAATACTTATGGTCTGCGTTTCGTAGTCGATGGAGCCGTAGTCAGGGATGCTGGACTCAACGATAGAGTACGTGATTGCACCGACCTTTAGCTTTCCCATCAGTCAACATCCGCCAGCACCGCCCGCTTCGCAATTCCACGCGCCTTCTCCAGAACCTCCTTGACGGTCTTGATGTTTCCCTCTGTCGGGTTGTCGTAGTCGATGTCCTTCCGGCGACCAAGTACCTCCAGAGCCTTCTGCCCTGCAAGGATGGAAAGCTGATTGTACTGCGCATCAGTCCAGTCAATCGTTTCGCCGTCCTTCGTGTAGTAGGTCTGCGGGGTTTCAGGCCAATACGGCTTGTCGGGGTAGGTGTTGTTCCAGTTGAGCAGCATCCGGTCCAGTTGAAGTGCTTGTGGGTTGCGCTCGGATAGGTCACGGGTATCCGCAGGGATCATCATCCGGTACAACCAATCGGTGGTGGCGTGCTTCCCTTCGTCCTTGGTGATCTCCTCACCCCATACGTTGACCTTGGGCTGCAATAGGGACTGCTTGCCGGGGACGTTTTGGGCTATGGCAATTTCTGACTGCGGATTCGCCCGCAACTCCCGCACCTTGTCGTCTGCGCTCTGTGTGGAACGGCGCATGGTGGAGGGGACGTAGGACGTGAGGAAGTTGCTTCCCCAGCGCGGCCAGCCTATCGGGTCATCGAATGCATCCATGATGTCACCAAGCCCTCGGAGGAATGACTTGTTTGAAATCTGGTCCTTGAACTTCAGGTAGAAGTCTCGCAAGGCAGCTTCCTTGGGTTGCCCATCCTTAGCTGCATGGACGGCATCCAGCATGTCAATCGTGGTGCCGAGGGTGGTGGCGATAGGCTCTATGCGGGCGTAGGAGTACCACGTATCACCAATCTTGATGCTATACGCGGGCGTGGCTCCCTGCTTCACGTCACGCTCTGCCGTGTTGCCGATGTTGCGGGGGATACCGCCGGTGATTACGGGGTTGCCCTCGTCATCTTCACGCCAAGCGTCCAGAGCGGCCAGCATTGTCCATGCAAGTACCTGTTCGGCTGCATCACGCTGGAACCGCTTGGAGTCGTAGTTAGGGTTCTGACCGATAGCCTTCTTCCCAACCTGATACGCTATTCCCACGCTGCCAAGGGGGGACTTGCGAACACCCGTCTTGAGGATGTTTACGGGAGTGCGAATGAAGGGGAACAACTGCTGTAAGACGCGCCCAACTAGGGTGCCGCTATCGCGTGCGGCCATCAACTGCTGCCCGCTCTTACCCAGCTTCGTCTGGAACGTCAGTTCCTCTGCCTTGGCAATTGCACGCTCCCACGATTTCGATGTGTAGTCTGCTGCCTGCTGTGCGACAAAGGCGTTGAGTTCCTTCCCCTTCAGTCCTTGCGCCTTGCCAATGCGGATAGCCGCGCCTCTGACTTCCATGTCTGCCGCTACGGACTTGAAGAATTCGTCCTGCACCTGCAAGCCCGTGGTGCCACCCAGTCCGGGGACGGGGTTAAAGCCCATGCGGACAACCCTGCCAAGGATACCGCCTATGGCTGGCCCTTGGATGCTATCCACGGAGCCGTATTGATTAGGCCCACCAACCTGATACTCGAAAGCCGGGAGTTCCGTGCGGAAGGACTGGATACCATTCCGCAAAGCCCGCTTCAGGCCCGGTCGGATACCGGAGTACAACGCGGCAAGTTCTTGGAAGGAAGTGGCATCGGGGTTGTTGCTGAATATGTTGAGCAACGCTTCTGCTGGACGCTGGATACCGAATTCTTGGGCAAGGTTGGCTAAGTTGCCCGCGATGTTCGGCGGGGCAGACATACCGAGCATGGCATTCATGCGCAACTCGTTCGCCATATCCCATACGTCAGACTTGGCTATGGAGTTCTGCTTGACCGCCCACGCCATCTTGTCGGGGTCTTTGAGGGTTTGCTCGTTGATGTTGAAGCCTGCCTCCTGCCACTTCTTGATCATGGCAGCGGTCTTTTTGGCTTCCCGGCGCAGAATCTTCTGGCGTTCAGCCTTCTTCTTCGCCTTGTCGGCGGCGTTGATCGCCTTCTTTTCCTCTTGGAATAGCAAGTCAAGCGCGGCCTTTGTGGACTGCGATGGGGTGAAGATAGCCTGTGTGAGACGGCGTAGACGTTGGGCTGGCCCTTCCACCTTGTCGTGGCGTTGCCGGAAAGCACGACCCATCTCGGTGCCACCAGTGCGCCAGCCGTCGAACAACTCACCGGCGGATACGATAGCCTCAAAGTTACCAGACTCAATAGCAGCCTTACCCTCGATGTTCAGGATTTCAGCCGCACGCACCGTCTCGGCATCGTTCAGCATTTCGCCAGATGCAGTCTTGGCACGGACGGCAGCACCGTCTAGTGAAGCAGCCTGTTCGGCAGTCTCAATGTCGGTCTTGACCTCGGGCTTACCAGTCTCGTTGCGCATCTGCTCCATCAGGTCAAACAGGTCGCGCACGTCAGGCTCCATACCCGGATTGGCACGGTTGGGGACGGCTTGCTGTGCACCAGAAGCAGGCTCCGGGGCAAGGGGACGCTCTTGCGGGGGCATCCCCTCACCCATCGGAGTTGACGGGACTACACCCGCCGCTTGCTGTGGCACTTGGGCTTGCCGCCCTTGCCCTTCTTGCTGGACATTGGCACTTCCTTTCTGACGTTTCACGCCGAGAAGGTCATCGAACACCTTGACCATCTCTGGCGATAGGTTGATGTCTATGGGGCTTCCCTTGATCTGCCGGTAGATGTTGGTAAGCCATCCCTTAAACTTGTCGAAAACGCCCTGCATACCGGCGTGGGAGAACTTGCCACCATCGCGCAGGTAACGCTCCCAGCCTCGGGCGAATCGTTCCTCGTTGGCTTTAGTCCACACGCCGTCAGGCTTCACCTTGGACCATTTAGCAGCGGTCGCCAGCGCGTCACCTTCTAGGAAGTTGCGGCGGAAGTAGTGACCGGACTCGTGGGCGAAGGTGGAGATGTCTGCGCTCTCGAAAATATGGATGACAGCCTTGTTACCCTCGAAGGTGATCGCACCCTTAGGGTCGTTCGTGGACTGATTGCCTTGGAATAGTGCCATCCCCTTGGTCATGGCTTCTTCGCGCATACTCGGGGTGATGTCGAAGGAGTGGACGGTAGACATCTTGAAATCTGGATTCTCGGTCCTGTCCAGCACATCACCCATTTCGCGTGCGCCGCCCGGAATGGTGTCTAGTTTAGTCGTCCCCACTCTCGCCCCGTGCTTCTTGCCGATCCGGTTCGCCACGATGGGGAGCATACGGTCGTAGAAGGCTTTCATGCCGGTGCCGCCAATTTTCAGCCCATCACCGCTTAGGCTACCTCCTGACTCAGACAATATTTTTTCCGCCATCTCCTTGCCTACAACTTCATCAAGAGGCTTTCCCGCAAAGCTAGTTGCAGGGCCATTCGGATTAAAGACTTTACCATCTTTAACCTCAAAGTTGATTAAATCTCCCCCTATCGGGGATATGGTTACGGAACGCTCATATTTTTGACTTGGTCCCCAACCAATAAATTGCACCTGCTTGCTCAGGTCGTACCGATCCGCCTGCATATCGCCAGTCGTCCACGCGATACGGTCGTAGCCATTCTCCGCAGCCCAGCGCACCATGCGCTTCATGGTCAGGTCAGGCCATGTGGTCTTGAAGGGGGCGTCGGGGACACCTTTTAGTTGTTGACGTTTTACTATCTGGTCTTGCGCAGCACTCTGGCTGTGATACCCACCAGAAAAAGTACCGTCACTCCATTCTACTTTCCAAAGCCCCCCATCCTGCGACACCACCTTACCGTCAGGATAGCCATACCCCTTCTTCCGCCCCTCCTGATGCCAGTCGCTCTGCACTTCCTCAAGGAACAGCACGCGCTTGCCGTCTGCATCCGTTCGGTCGTTGAAGCGAACGTGGGCTAGGATGTTGGGTTCGGAGAAGTGGGAAGACTTGAATTCGCGTTGCGCTTGCGCTTTTTGATTCGCTAGGTACGCAGGAGTCATCTCATCCCACGATGCAGTATCGGGGGTCTTGGCAGGCAGCTTCAGCAGCAACTCTCGGTAGTTCTCCCCGCCGGGGAGTTGTTGCCTAGTAATCATATCTCTCAAATGAGAATTAGGCAGATTACCTTCTTGTTCGCTTCCTGTCACCTCCTCCACCTGTATCGCATTCTCCGCAAGGTGGCTGAGTACCTGCTGCTTGGTCACGCGGCCCTCAAGATCACCAATCCGCGACCACTCCATCTCCTCAGGCTTGACACCCGCGCCTTCCAGCATCTTACGAAGCTGTGCAGCGTCCATCGCTCCACCCATCTTCTCGTCAACCACATCGCGCAGCTTGGAATACCATACGGGGGCGTTCCCTGAGTCTTGGAACAGTACGCTGGTATCGTCACCAATACCTTCCTCACGCATAGTCTTGCGGCGGAAGGGTAGGTCGTCATCGTCCCATACAGGCTCGACGGGCTTGCCGCCACCCTTCTTGGTAGGCATGTCGAACAACGTCTGCTGGCGATTCCGAGAGTCCTTGAACTCCTTAATCACCTTCTCAATCTTGGCAATATCATCATCCATCTTCGGGCGGTCAGCTTTCGACAACTCCGCCTGCTGCTCCAACGCAACACGCAGCTGGTTCTCTGCAATCTGGAGTGCGCGGTCCTCGTTGCCGTAGGTACGGATAAGGTTCAACGCTAGTTCCGAATAGGAAGGGTCAAACTTGGGTGCGACAGGGACTTGCTTAGTGACTGGCCCCGTCATCAATTCGCGGAACTTCGACGGTTCCGTGCGCTCGTCGGATGTTATGAGTCCCTGCTCATACGCCATCTCCATCGCCTCGTCCCAGCTTAAAGACCCATCCGTGCGCCACCAAGGGAACAGCATCTTGCCACCAAAGTCCGTGTCATTGAGCCGGGTGCCTTCGTAGACCTTGGGTGGCCTCACCCCGTTGGCTCGCACATTGTCGCGGTATGCAGCAAGGTTGTCGTCCTTCACCTCGACGGTTTCGTAGAGCGATGCTGGCCGCTTCAGCGGCTCGGGCAGCTTCTTTGCCTTCTTCTCCTTGTTCGCCTTCTTCTCCGCGAGCCGTGCGGCGGGGGTTGCCTTCTCCCCGTACTTCTCCGCGAGGTCGGGGTACTCAGCGAGGACGGCGGGGGGGACGGAATCACCACGAGACATGGCTTTGGCTATCAACGCCTTGTGGATATTGGCATCATTATCCTCCATGTCCTGCATGTAAACCGTGTAAGCGTCGTCTTTTTTCCCTTCCCATGAGAAGCCGCGATAATCGTCTTGCAGGTCATTTCTTGAATCGTATTCGCCACTTGAGTCAAACCTGTTGATTAACTCGTCGTGTGATGCCTTCTTGCTTATAACTACACGACCATCTTTATATCTAATGGCTGAATAAATTCTATTTGCGGGATCGCCACGATCACGCTCGAACTGTACAAACTCCTCCCGCGTCATATCCCACGGCTGCTTCTTCGTCAGCCTGTCGAACGCGGGGTCTGGCCTCGGTGTGTCCGCGCCGGTCTGGCTGGTGTTCGGCTGGCCGGGGGTCTTCGAGGGGGTGGGCTGTGTGGTGAACGGGGACGGTTCTTGCGCTTTAATGTCAGGATATAGCACATCAACCTTAGTCCCCGGTTCGACAGCGCGATACGAGAATCCTTCCAGACGGGAAGTGTCAAACTCTGCGTCCATCCTGCCGCGAGTCTGCTGGGCAACGGTCTCTGCTTCATTCTGAGTGTAGAACGGTCCTGCTACCGGACGTACATTGCCAGATACGTCACGGGCATAGATGTAGATGTCCTTGCCTTGGACATCTTTTGGTGTATCTGTCCGCTTGGGAGTGGCCCCACTCTGCCGGTCAAGTTTTACCTTGTCAGCCCTAGCCTTCTCGTTGAGGGGTTCCCAATACGTCTTATTCTGTGCGTTGTTGTAGCTATTGCTACCAAAAACGACATCCCCATCAGGGTTTGACCATGCAGGGCGGCCTTTAGCGAATTGGGCTTTTTTTATGTTAGCTATTCTTGTCTTGCGTTTTGCTTCGTCCATCTGTGTGAGTCGCACAATAGCGTTGTCCTGAATGGACAACCCGTTAGGCTTGACTTCTCTTGAATGAGATTCGGTAACGTCAAGTACCTCACTCGGGATTTGCTTGCGCCCCACCACCTTGTCACCATCCATCTTCACCAAGGAACGCCCGCTATAACTATTCGGGTCGTCTACCACCTTGTACGGGGACATGGACGTGGGAGATTGCGGAGCCGCCCCCTGCGGTTCAGGGATGGCACCGGGGGTGGGGGTGGGTTCGGGGTTGCTGCGTTTAAGCCATTGATCGTAAGCATCAAGTCTAGCTTGCTTATCAAACGGCTGTAACTCATTTCGCTCAATAGTGTCTAGCGGCAGCGGGTTCTTGGAGAATACCACGCCTTGGGTATTATCGCTTGTTACTCCTGTGACAACACCTTCGATCTTGGAAATGGGAGAGCCAAAGGAAAACGGGCGTAGGGGGCTGTAATAAACATACGGGCCAACATTATCATCGCCATGAATTTCAACGGCCTTTTTCTTGGCTACTAAAATCGCGCCGAAGTTCACCCCACGTTTTGGGAAGGGATCATCTTGGAACTCATTCTGATCTAACGCCTCAGCCCACGAGTCATACTCTTCATGCCCAGCCGGAACGCCTGTTTCAGTGAACCGCGTCATCTGTATTTTGCCTGGAGAACGAGCGGACTTGTGTATGAAGCCTCCAGCATTGGTAGTGAAAATTTGCGGACTGGCAGAAATCTCGTCAATAACCTCTTGCTCAGTGGGCAACTCGGCCTTGCGCTTCTTGATCGCAGCCTGAATGGCCGCGAGTTCTTGGTTCGTCTTTGCAGAAGCCGCCAGACGGCCTGCAATGGCGGTCAGTTCATCGAGCGAGTTCGCTCGACTGATTGGCGACACGTCAATACTGGAAGCCTGTCCGCTGGCAGGAACCGCTGGAGCAGGAGCATCTTCACCCGTTACCTTTTGAACCGCATCCGCTAGGAGGTCGCCGTACCGTGCCGTTTCACCAGAGCGGTCGCCATACAATTGGCTGTCATCCTGTTGTGCAGCACGGAAATCATCCAGCGCAGCTTGCAATGACTCTGGTGCGCGACCGTCTGCAAGCAAGCCTTCCACGTCATTTGCCAAGTCCCATACAGTGGACTCTCCCGTATCAGCGTAACGGGTCCACGCGCTTTTCAGGTCATTCTGCGGCAACTGTCCGGGAGTGCCGGAGGGTTCGGCTGGCGTAGCGGGCATCTTCCAACTGTCTTGTGCAGCCTTTAATGACTCATTGCCATCCTGAAATTCTCTAGTCTGAGCAAGGCGATCCATTGCCCCCTTATCGGGGTTGCGGTAGCCTTGGTCGGCCATTTCCCGCAAAGCCTCTTCCGCAGAGTTGTAGGTCTGGTGTCCAGATAGCCCTCGCTTGTCGAAAATCTGCAACCGGAATTGGCCTTGTCTCCCACTCATTTCAGGGACCAAGACAGCCCACCGAGTGCCATCACCATTAGACGCTTCTATCCCTACGAGATTTCCATTATTTGATTCTAGCAGGCGTTCTTGAGTGATAGCTTTCCGCTTGCTGTACAGCCTCGACGCGCCTTCCAAATCTTGATTGTCAAGTGCGGCTTCTATTTCATCGTTGAGAGCCTTATCCTGAGCAGCATAATCTTTTGGTGTAGCACCCCCCTGCGGCCTGCGCACCATCTGCTGGCCGGGAGTCGGCTGGCCCGTGAACGTCTGCGGTGGGCGCATCTGGCGTGCTGGCTGCTCGGGTGCGGCAGTAGGCGCGATTGCCTCAAGCACCTCGACCGCATCGAGTACCTTGCGGACCTCCTCGTTGCTGCCGGATACACCTTCCTTCTTAGCTTCCGCCTTTGTCAGTGGAGCACCCTTCTTCGCCTTCGCCGCCTGCACCTTCCTAAAGTCCTCCAGCTTCGTGGTCTGCCACTCCTGCGGGTATTTAGCCAGAGACTCTTCCAGCGTCAAGCCACGGGCATTGGCGACCGCTTCATGGATGGCGTAGGTCTGCGCAGCGTACACGTCAGGGGCATCGGCCATGTTCGGGGCATTCGCCGCCGCGCTGGTCAATTCACTGAGTAGCTTCTGCGATAGCGGGCCTTGCGGTGCGGGGACAAAGTTGAGGGTCGGGGTAGGAGCAGGAGCCATAGGTGTAGGTGCGCCAGCTTCCATCCCCGTGGTCGGTATGAGTTCAGGCTGCACCGGCAACCGCAAATCCTGCGGTCGTGGCATCTGTGAGACAAACTCACGCGGGGTGGCAGGCTGGTTCGGGTCTACGGGAGCGGCTGGGGGCGGCGGGGGAACAGTCCCCGGCTTCTCCGTCCCCACAGGACGGCCCATAACGCTGCTGGCGATACCCTGGCTACCGCGAACGACACCAAGCGTGGCAATCGTCTGAATGGCAACCTGCTGTGTCCCCTCCATCACCTCCTTGGCCGTCATCTTCTTGTTGGGGTCGAAGTTGTTCGTGTACCAACGCTCGACGTTTTGAAGAACCTGAATCGCTTCTTCTTCACCAAGTTCCGAAAGCGCGTCAATCCCGAGGGCTTTCAAGCCAACGCGGAAGCCCTTGGATGCGGCCTTTTCCAGACCGCCAAGGCCAATCGCGCTGAATGCGCCCGTGATACCACCTTCGATCAAGCCTTGCCGTATCGCGTGGTAGGTATTACCAGTGGCTTGTTTGGTCGAGCTATATGTGGTCGCGGCAGGAGTGCCAACGGCCAGAGCCATGCCCGCAGCCGGGTTGACTAGGCCAACGCCAATGGCAGGTGCCATGCTGGTGAGTGAGCGCGTTACACCAGATACCGTTTGTGGGAACATTCCCGGTTGCGCACGCCCGAACGCCTCTGACGTTATCAGGGCATCTTCTGCGCTACGGTTGGTTCGTGCGTCCGTGATACCTGCCCAGTCGGTGATTCCTTCAACTACGCCTCGCAGGTCGGCAAACGCCTGTCCAGCACCTTGAAGCGCAGGGCCAGCAACGGGGATATTCAACGCCGTGGACTGCCTCATGTTTTCCGCAGTCCCAGCAATACGCCCTTCACGCTCCATCAACTGCTTGATTCGCGCTACATACCCCTTTGTTTCGGCAGGGAACGCGGCAATAATCTGGTCCCGCGTCATACCCTTCCTGAGACGCTTGGCGATATTCTCCGGTCCCCAGTTGTACCCACCAAGGGCAAGTTCGAGATCGCCACCAAACGCCTGTAATTGTTTGGCAATGTACTTACTGCCACCCATGACGTTCTGCGTAGGGTCGAAGGAGTCGGTAACGCCCATCTCCTTGGCAGTTCCGGGCATGAGTTGCATGAGACCCTTTGCGCCTACGGGGGAGACAGCATTAGGATTCCCGCTACTCTCCTGTTGGATCATAGACCGCAGCAAGTTGGCATCCACGCCGTAAAGGCCGGATGCTTTCCCTACAATGGTGCCGATGTCGTTGCTAAGGCCGCTGGTGAATTCGCCTTGAGGGATGGGAGGCTGACTACTTAGGAGTCTCGGGGCAGGCGGTTGCGGCATGTCTGAGAATTGCATACCGGGGGGCAGTATTGACGGAGTGTTTGGTCCTTGCATGGGGGCAGGGACGCTTGCCGCTTCTGGCATATCCGAAAAACGCATTCCCGGAGGGAGTATAGATGGGCGCGTTACAGTTGCCATTAAAGCTGAGTCCCCGTTCGTGTGTAGTATTCATTAGCAACAGCACTCATTACTCCCGGATACTGCTTGAACCGCTCCCTGATAACAGGAATCGGCACCTTATTGTCAAGCAACCCCTTGGCGACATTATCAAAGACCGAGTTATTTTTGCCAGCGCGGGGAGGCACGTTCGCCAAGAAGGTTAAAGCCGAACGCATTGCAGCATCAGCTTCTCTGGTAATAGTTTCGCCTGTGGCAAGAAGCCACTTGTCCGCAGCACTCAGTTCGCGTGGTGGAGCCTCGGGTGGTGCAACATACCCTGATCCTCTTGCCAAATCAGCCATTGACTGCCCGCTATTAACGGGTAGTAGGCTTGCGTTCCTTTCCTCAAACTGCTGGGCCTTTAATGCCTGTGCATCAGCAATCACTTGCTCAAGCGAGCGAGGTGGTGCGGGTGGGGGAGGGATGTAGTTGCTGCGGCTAAGTGCGCCGGGTATTGCAGAAGGCGCAGGGTAGGCTACTGGTCCTTGGTATGGGTTGCCGTTCTGCGCTGAGAATACGGGGTTCATCAAGTCATATCCCGTATTGACCTGCGGGGGTGTGGTTCCTGCGAGCGGGGCATTGCTAGGCGCACTCGATGGTTGCGCTGGAGTTGAAGCAAGGGGAGCCTGCCCAACCGGTTCATAGTTATTACCACCAAGATATTTATACGAATTACCATCTGTACCAGTGAATGTGTCACCGGGGTTGACGTTCTGTGCCGGTGCCGCCTGTCCACCGCCCTGAGCGAGCGGAGCACTCGGCTGCGCTGGAGCACCTTGTCCCGGCATAGGCTTAGGCCCAAGAATCTGCTCTGTCTGGAGCCTTGCAGCTTCCATCTCAGCAGTGGGGTCGAATTCCATCGAACTAGCTGCTTTGGCCGATATGTTTTGCTGATAGAAACGCTGCTGCATCGCTGCCCAGTCCTTTAAGCCAACTCCACCGCTTGCAGCACTAGGCGGCACTGGGTAGGACGTTCCCTCTTGGACAGGGACCGCCTTTTGCACCACTCTCCCGTTTTCATCAACCGTTTCGATCATCTGGTAGCGGGGCTGCGATCCATTGTTGGGGGCTACATAAAGCGGAACCCCAGTCTTTAATTCATCCATTGTCGCTAGGCGTTTTATCGGATTCCCATTCGCATCCACCGTTTCAACGTACTGTTGCGGCATGACATCCGGTTTGGCGGTATATCCGGTAATTGGAACAGCCTTAGCATAAGGGGTGCCGTCCGCTCCTATGCCACGATAAACCTGCGTCCCATCTGGGCCGGTCGTAATATCCCCTATTGTTGCTTTCCGCTTCAGCCGCGCCTCCTCCTGATCCAGCCGGAACTTTTCCATCTTCTGCTGGTTCTTAAACTGCATCTCCTGCACTTTAAGTTGCTGCGAACGCTCCTTCTCCTGCTCCATTTGCTGTTCCATCTGGACACGCTGCTGCATCTTCGCCGTGGCAGACATTTGGTTGTCCTTCTGGATGATGTTCGCCGTGTTGTTGAACGCTTGTGCAGACATGCCCCAAGTGTTCCCCGGAACCGCAGTCGGGGTAGGCAACTCGTTGTAGTCCTGAATCTGGCGATTGATACCCGAGAACACGTTCTGCATTCCCTGCATCCCCTGATTCATGGGGCTGAATTGCGCCTGTTCCTGCTGGTGCATTTGCGCGTACTGCTGCAATTCCGCAGGGTCGGTGCCGTCATCCGCGAAGTACCGTTGGCCGTTCAGATGGATTTGGACTGGCATGTTTAGTACATCCAATTGCTGTAAGGATTGGGTTGCTGCATGGTGTTTGCCATGTTGTTCTTGTTCATATACAGACCGCCTTGCACGGGTTGGAACATGGAGGACAATCCCTGCATGGGCATCTGCTGCTGCATCTGCGAGCGCATGAAACCTTGGATGTTCGGGTTGTTGAACAGCTTGGAGCCGAAGCCCGTTGCTGCCGGAGCCGCCATCGCATTGCTTGCCGCAGGGGTGAACTTCCCGATAGGGTCAAACAGTCCGGTTGCCGTTTTCGCACCAGTGTACGTTCCAGCACCCGCCGCCGCAGGGGCCATCATCCCAGCCGTTAAGCCACCCATCGCGCCTTGAGCACCATACATGAGGCTCTGTTGGGGATTGAATCCGCCACCACCCACAAGATTCCCCACCGTCCCGCCTATTGCACCACCAGCCGCTCCAGCAAGCGCAGGGATAGCCAAGGATGCACCACCCGTTACTGGGGCTAAAGCAATGCCTGCAATCGTGCCAAGCGTGGAACCAATGCTCCCGAACAGGCCAGACTTGCGCTTCTTCTCCTCCTCCTCCTTAGCCTTCTTCATGGCCTGAGCCTGCTGCTGCGTAGAGAACACTTCTCCCATGCGATCATTGAATGCAGCCTGAGACGTGCCGGGAGCCGCATACATGGTCCCAGCCTGATTGAACACCTGCCCGAGTCCGAGCAACTTGTCGGTACTTATTCCCATGATGGAAACTCCTTATTTCTTGAGTACGCCAGCCAAACTAACACCAATTTGGGCTGCACCAAACAGGGTTGCCATTATCTTGTCGCCCATAGACTGCTCACGGCTTGAAGGCACGCCACCCGTGTAGCTGGAGATCATGCCTGCCACATAGGTCGGGAACATATCCAGCGTCCAAAGCACCTCGTTCTTGTCAAGGGCCGTGTCGGACGTGATCTGGTCGTTCTTGCCGGTGATGTGGGCAATGCCCGTGCGCATCCTGAGTTCCACGCCGGTCTGGTAGGCCGAAAGCTGCTGCTGCACCATAGCCAGCATGGACTGCGCCGTGCTCTGGATGTAGTTAATGCGCTGGTCCTGAAAGGTCAAGCGAATCTTCGCGTCATAGTCGTTGACTTCCATCTGACGCTGGTTTTCCATGTAGGCAATCGTGTTGTCGAACATGCCCGTCATAACGGCACGAGACCCTAGAAGCCCCGCATACGACCGAGAGGCCGAACGCTGAAAAGCATCCTGCCCGCGCAACTCGAAAGCGTTTACCGCAGCGTCGATATGGGTATTGTCATTGAATATCGTGTCTGCCTGAGTGGTTGCCAACTCGATAGCGGCGTTGATCTGGTCCTCGGGGTCCAAGTCCGCAATCAGGTCAAGGAAGTCTTGGCAGACATCGTCAATCTCGCCAAGGATCGCATCAGGGTTGAACGCCGATACGCCCGTGAAGGGGTTAAGCAGCTTTGCCGCCTCTAGTTCACCCGCAAGGTTGGTGGTAATGGCATCGGCAATTGCGGTAGCATCCGTGTTCGCAGCAGTGCTTTCCCCCGCTGCATTAACAGTAACACCAACATCACCCATCCACTGTGAGTGGTACTGACTGACATAACTTGGAACGGTTGTCATACCCGTTCCGCCGCCTCCTGGAGCCATGTTACACCGCCTTTCTATATCCGGCGGTCGAGAATCCGAACGCCGTCAACAGTTCCTTGGCACGGGGATTCTCGGTATATACCTCAACCCACTGCGCACCACGTTCACTAGCATAATCGAAAAGCTGTCCGTAGGCCAACTTCCATTGGTCAAAGTCAATATGGACTACATCGTTGACGTGCAGCAGGATAAGCCACTTGCTGCCACGGTAAGGCTCTTCCCCAACGCCGGTGATCATGCAGCCAGCGGGGAAATGCTTGCCGTCAGCTTCCCCGCGCAACAGCCACATCTGCAACCCGTTGGGGGTCATGCAGTCCGTGAGTAGCTTCCCCACGCCTTCGTCGTCGTAGAGTTCGCTTCTCTTTAGGACGTGGAACAGCATGTCCCAAGCGTTTTTCACCTCGCTTGGCTTCATCTTCTGACACGCTATCGTGTAGTCTTTCGGGGGTGCTTCCGTCAGCATTAGTCCGTCTCCCGCATTCCTTTGGTTCCGCGCCTATTCGTAATGTCGTCGGCAATGTAGCGCACTTCAACGCGCTGCAAAACGCCTACTTCTCCGGTGGGTACGGTGCCGGTGATTCGCACTTTCGCGTCAGTGAATTCGACCGAGGGCCACAAGAAGCAGTTCCCCGCCTTAGTGGCTTGGGTATATCCACCCACTTGGTAGCCTGCATCCTCGTACCGGAAATCTGCGCCACCGCGCACAGCGTCAATGTTCTCGTGGCTGATCTGGTAATTGGAAATGTGCTTCTTTCCACGCTCGGTAATGTCGAGGGGCATGGAGCGGAACAGGACGGTGGTTTTCGTGGAATCGCTCCTGCGGTCCCTAGAAACCCCTACAAGCCCTTGGACGGCATCGCGGAATACATTGGTGGGCAATACCTCTATCGCGCCCCCTAGCTTGCCTGAGCCATCCAGAACGTAGCCGGTTAGGGTATCGGTGATCCAATACGTCCCCTCCTCGTAATCGTAGGAGATTGTGGTCTTGGACATATCCAGATCGTCCATGTAGGAGCGGTAGCCCAGCCGGTTTAAGCCCTGAGCATTCAGGTGCCACAAGTCGCGGCTCCCGTCGATGAATATGCACTCCGATTCATTCCCGCCTACACAGCCACGGCCCGGAATACCGAGAGGGTGAATAGGCTCTTCCATGAATTGCTCGCCATCGGGTAGCAGGCGGGATATGCCGTTGGTGCCGAATACGACAGGGTGAGCGTCGAGGCTGTGAATGGCCTGCACCGCTCCGGGGTATCGAAGGGGACACATGCCCCACTTGTAATTCTCCAACTCGGAGATATTTATACCGTACAAGTTATCGAATTGTTCCGTGCCGTATACCCCGCAAATACTTAGCAAGGGATGGAATGGGCGGTCATTCGCGCCACCACCACGCTCACCAAACACCACCCAAGACGTATCGAACGCTTGCGAGGAGTATGAAAGCCGGTCGCCGGTCTGCGCATCCTTCCATCGGTTGAGTGCCTTGGTGAAGCGAGTATCGGTGAACCATGAGCCACCGCAACCTGCCAGCAGGAGCCTGTTTCGGAAACCTGCCATCGCGTTGAACGTGACATTGCTGGTCCCCTGCTTTGTGCTGGCAACGTTGCCGGGGGCGTTGGCAATGAAGGATGCCCCGTTGTTCAGGAAGTCTATGTCGAGGAAGGACACATTCTTCCAAGGGCCACCAGCGGTGATCGTGAATACCGGCACTTCCTTAACGGAAGCGTCTGAAATAGTCCCCGTGAACCCTGCGCCAGATATTGTAAAGCCCGTGGTGGTCGTGCAGAACAGGTAGCTTGTGAAAGTGCCTGCACCAGAATAGGTGCCGCTGGTAGTTGCACCAGCCAGCATTGCGACCGCACCACTTGTGTAGGCAGTAATCACGATTCTCACGCGGTACAGCTTACCAACGGTCAGTATAGCCGCTTGGGATAAGAAGTCAGATGCCCCTGCACCAACAGCGTTGCCGCCCGTGATCGTCCATCCAGAGCCAACAGTCCATCCCGTGCCACTTGAGAAGTCAGGCGTGGTCAGGAGTTCCGAGCCTACGGTATCGCTCTTGTAAATGGTCTGCACCGTGGAGGTCCAAGGATTAGCCGATGTCGTTACAAGGGACAACGCTGTTTTATCTGCCAGCCACGTATTGCGCTCGCCACGAAGTAGGGCAGGGATTCCAGCCGTAGTCCAGTCCACCGATAGGGGTGCAGCAAAAGGATAGTTCACCGTCTCAGGCGTGACTGCCCCGTAAACGGTTGGCTTCAAGTTCTGCATGGTCTCCGCATACGGGGTATTCCTCGGCACACGAGCGTCAGGAGGCAACCCATTACGCATGGATTCCTCAATCACGAAGCTGTGTTCCCGAAGGCCCGGAACGTCAGTGGAATGCTGGTACTGCGCCACTAATTCACCGACCTTTCCAATTGATCGACCAACCGCCCCACTTCTATTCGCAATGGGTGCTCTGGATCAGGGATGTGCTCTCCCACAGCAGCTACTATGAAAGTTAAGAAGTGCCAAGTTTCAGTTTGCTTCCAATCAGCCCGTGCGCGTTCTTTTTCCAAAGCCCTGCACGCTGCGTTGATTCCGTCAAAGTCTGTGTTTTCCATTACGGGTAGGTCTCCGTGAGTACCGTATCACTCTGGTCAGCCGAAGCAGCAATGCTTCTGCGGCCTTGTCCAATGTTCAAGGAAATGCTGCTCAATGCGCCTGCCCGATAATCTGCTATACGAACGTAGGGCCGCTGGTGCGAGCCTGTGCGCTTGCAGAAGCCGCGCCCTCGGTCGTCAACCGTGGTAAGGGTCGAGGGCCGCTTGTAAGGCCCACTCTTCGCCATACGGGTATCCGTGGTGACAGTAACGTCATCCGCCGTGACTTCCGAAATCTCCACGTCAATGCTGGAGACATCGAACACGGTCTGGTCAGGCTGCGACACTGCGACAACCTGCACGAATGCCGTGGTCGGGTTGCTGGCCGTGATTGCCGTGCCGTAAAGGTCTGCCGTGTTCTCGATTCGCAGAAGGCTGGACGGGATTACGGCATTCGAGTTGCCGAGTGCGGGTCGCCCCTGCTCCAGACTCAGCACGTAGTTGTAGGTGCCGTCAGCGAAGTGGTAGTGCTTGTTCACGGGGTCATGGCTGGCAACAATGCTTGCTGCCGTCAGGTTAGCAATGTACTCCGAGTAGTGCAGGCAGGTTGCAGGTCCGTCAGGCGGAATCAGCCACAGTTCGTCGTGGGTGGTAGCGCACACATGCCCCATGTCGTCACCGCATACCGCCATTCTGGAGGGGATGCCGTGGTCGATTAGCTTCTGCTCGATGTAGCCCGTCTCGTTGCGGATAAGGCGGGAAACGCCATCGCGCCCATAGGCAATCAGGTTGTTGCCGCACTGCTTCAACGCCCGGATAGGTCCGCACCACTTAGGCCGGAAGAAGCCCATCCGGTAGTATTCCAAGTCGCTGTCAATGTCGCCACGGAGAACGTCATTCAGGTCGTTGCCACCGATGCCAAGCGCAGCAAGGAACAGCGTGAAGGGACGGTCATTTTCCGCACCGCCGGGGGCCGAGAAGAAGATGTAGCTACTGTCGAGGGTATCATCCTCGGTGGTCAACTGCCCTGCAAGCCCTTCCAGTTCCTTCCAGTGAGAGAACAGGCTGGTGACTACGGCCTCAGAAAGCCGCGTACCACTCATGCCGCCGAACACAAGGGAGTTGTTGTGCTTCCCAATCGCGTCCACGGCCAAATCTTCTGTGCGCTGCCACTGCGAAACACCCGATATTTCGGCGTTACCCGGCTTGAGGAACAGCAAGGTATTGCCATTTCCAAGGAAGGCCACGCGGTCTTGGAATGCCACCATCTGCCACGCGCCCGAGGAGGACAGTGCTGCCACCTTGAAGACGTAGACGTTATCTATGTTGCCAAGAAAAGCCAAAGTCCCGGAACCAGTGGCAGTAAAAGCCAAGCCTGTACCGTTAGAAGTTAGTGTCTCTGCGTATGTGCCATTTGCTGAACGCGCCGTACCTGCTTGCGTTCCTGCCTTGACAGTTACGGTTCCACTGCCGCTATAACCAGACACGGTGTAGATAATGAGGTAAGCTGATGCCCCATCGAATACACCAGCTTGCGCCAGATCGGTAGCTGCAACCGCAGTAGCCTTTGTTGCCACACCGTTGGCAATCGTCCAACCTGTTCCCTTAGTCCATGTGGTATCGGTGATGAAGAACGGGTTGAGCGCAAGGTTCTGCGAGCCGTAAATCGTCTTTGCCGTTTCCGCATAGGGATAGCTGGACGTGTTCAGCGTGTTGGCGGTAGCCGCCTGCATGTACATAATCATGCGCTCGTCCCGAAGCACCATCGGGAAGGGCCACGCCATAGTCAGCGTATCGTCCACGGGGAACGTCACCGCCAATGGCGCAACGCACCCGCGCTCGGTTGGAATGCGGTTGGCGCAGTCCCGCAAATACTGTTCGTTGCGCTGCATGTCGCGGCGAGGCCGCAGTCCATTCCGCAAAGGTTCACGAATTTCTATGGAAGGCATGTCGATATACTCCTGCGTTCGCCATCATCGAATTCCAAGATGATGTCATTGATGTTGATGGTTGTCCGGTCGGGGTGGGTTATCTGAATGTAGGCCATGTAGTAGCTTGTCGGGGGGATTTTAGCCACGCCCCGCTTGTCTACGGTCACATAACCCGTGGTTCCAACACTAGGATCATTAGGGAATCTCTTGTACACCAGAGCCGCTTGCAGGCCCGTGGTGGTGTCTTCAGCGTCCACCTGCACGATAATTCGCACGGCATTGGCTACAACGTTCCGCCCTTGGTTGTCGAACCAGTTGGTTTGCAGGTATGCGGTCGTGTTGTCAGATACCAAAGTGCGAATACCCACGGGGCCGCTTGCATTGTTTGCCCGTCCATATCCCACGGTGGTAGGAAGGAAGGGAGACTTCGACAATCCGCCACCAACTGGGAGTCGGTAGGCAAAGTCGCTATCGCCCGTGAAGTAGAATTCATTCTCTCCCGGATCGTGATGCACCATGACGTTGGTTGCGCTGCCGAATATGTTCCGGTATCCGAGGTTTGTGGCTTGAGGGACACCGCCTTGATTCTCCACCGCCCACAAGTCCCGCCGTTCGTCCACAAACATCTGTGTCTGCTCATTGCCACCCACAGCAAGGCGAACAGTCGTTCCTTCGCACAGTCCAACGTTCTGTGCAAATCCAGGGAGGTCGAAGTTGCCGTATCCACCGTCAGGGCGAATCAGGCGCACACCGTTCGTGCCATAGGCGATCATGGTATTGCCACACTGCATGATCCGCTTCACCGTTCCGGTCCACGGCATCGGGGCAGATGCAGACTCTCCACGGCTGGCAAACTGCATCCAGTAAGGGTTTTGCTCGGTGAATACTGTGCCTACGCCTTGCCCCAATGCAGGAGCACCATATTTCATAAGGTCTAGCGAGAAGAATTTGAACATATCCTCGCCAGCAGCACTAGACCACCAGACATGGTTTGCACCCATTCCAGTTCCGTAATCGCCATCCTGCAATTCTGCCGGAAGGTTGGTCTGGTAGGTCGCAAGGTATGTCGGCCAATCCGCAAGGGAGAACAGGTCGGAAGCGTCAAAGCCACCGTAAAATATCTGCCCATCGTTGTAGGCCGCGCCGGTCTGGATGGTCACACTGGACTGCACAAACGTAATACCGAGCAAGGTAAACACCACGCATTCCCCATTGAACAGCATCCAGCGGTCCCATAGGTCGAGAAAGTGCCAATCTTTTCCTGCTGGTATGGTGCCTGCGTTTAGGCTCCCGTCTACAAGGAAGTCCTCCCACGAGTACACTGTGCGTGCGCCTACGGTCCAATTGCCGGAGTCCGATTTGGTCACGTCGAAGATTGACGTTGCGGTTGCCAGAAGGGTTGCTGACTTCCCAACGAAAAGTTGAGGGAAGGGGTAGGACTTGGTTATCGAAGCTGCCGTCAATGCGGCATCTGTTATCGGCTGCTGAAACGAGCGCATAACCTTCGCGCCAAAAGGCGTGCAGGAAAGGTTCTTCGCATCGACAAGGTACTGCGCGTTGACAGGGATTCTGCCGTCAGGGCGAATCCCTTTAGGGAGCGATTCTTTGAAGGAAAGACGCTGCACCTTATGCCTCCCTGCAAGAGAAAACGACAGACACTTCCGAGAGCGTGCAAGGGCCGTCTACGTTGACTGCTACGGTCAATACGTCTCCTGCCGAGAATGATGCAGCCCCAACGTCTATATGGTCCTGCATGGCTTCCTTGAACGCCTTGGTGAATACCACCTTGCCGTTCACACTAAACACGAACTCCGCCTTGACACCATCGGTCATCTCATTGATGACAATATCGCAGGCGGTAGCGACACCACCGCGATCAGATTCATGGGAGAATGCTTCCACGCTGCACGCGAATGGCATCTTGAACGTGGTTTCGTGAAGGACTATCAGCCACGTTTCCTTTTTGGGGGCAACCGGCTGCGAACGCATGGCCGCAGCTTCCGCCTGCTGCTGGCTTCGGATATTACGCATACGCGCCTCTAGGGGAGTCGATCTAGCCATTGAGTGCCATGTCCTCTGGTGCCATGCCCGAATACAGAGAGAAGCGATATTCCGAATAGAGCCGTGCAAGTTCTTCGTCGCAAGACTCTTCAAATGCTTTTGCGCCGGATACGTTACGGTGCCCTTGACGCTCATACACCGAGCGTGCGGCATTCACCACAAGGTCGGGATGTTCAGAGGTCCACCAGTTGTAGTCGTTGTTGTTGACCAATGGAGACGCGGCGAAGTCGCCCCAAATCTCCACGGTGTAATCCACGCTCGCTGGGGGCATGAAGATAAGCTGGCTGGCGTAAGATGCAATCTCAGGAGTGCTCGTTGCCGCAACAATCTCGATGGAATTAACGGTAGCCGTGCTGGTGCCGGTCGAAACGTAACCAATTGCAATAGTATCCCAATTACCATCGGTATCCCCATCGAAGGTATGAACGCCTGCCGTAGTGATACTTTCTAAGTGAACAAGTTCATAATCCTGCGTCGAATCATTCCACATGCCAAAAAACACGCGCAGCACACCATCAGGCAAGGTGGCAATATCAATAGTGACTTCCGTTTCTTGCGGATACACGCTTGAAAGCCGCTGAAGAATGGCGGGGGATGGGTTGCCGCTGTCCACTAAAGACAACACGCCTGCCGTAACGCTGGAGCTACCGCCGCTGTTAGGGGCAGTTTCCCAACTCGCAAGGCCGTCACCAAAGGCCCCATTCACTATGGGGGCTGCAAGGCTACGCGCCGGTCGCGGGTTCCAACTCCAATAGATAGGCTTTCCAGAATCCACGTCCGCGAATGGCTCCCCATACTTTGCCCGCATCTCGTCGTAGGAGATCATGCGCGGGTGAGTTACCGTGGTGCCATCCGAAAGGTCCAGCCGCCGAATGAACTGGATGTAGGGTAGGTTGAACGTGTGGGAGCCAGTCAGCAGATTGCCTGCAAAGCGTAACTCACTGCCCTTGCCCGGCCAACGCCGTACAAGCCAACGCACGCCAGCATTGATGAAGTACGTGGCATTGCTCAAAAGGCCAGACTTATCAGAGTAATCGGCGGCGATAGCATCAGTCACCAGCCCCGTGTACCCGGTCTGTTCAACAAGCACTTGGCGCATTTCGGACAGGTTCATTATCGCAAGTCTCCACAAGTTTTAGGGGGTGCCTGCCCTCCGGGGAGGGAAACCGGAGGGCAGGCGGCGAGCACATTGCGTACTCGGGGGAGAGATTATCGAGTCACGCCGAAAGCATCGACAATGAAGTGCGCGTCAGGGTTATCCACCTTCACGCCTTCACAACCGCGCCACCAACCCTTCTTGTAGGTCGTGCCGCTGGTGTCGATCTCCTCAAACTTCTCCGGGGAGTAGACCACGCGGCTCAGGTAATTCGGGCGCACCGCAACAATCGTGCGATTGTAGGACGAACCGGTCGAGAACAACTCGTGGTCGTAGAACTGGAACTGGATGCCAGCGCAGTTGACCGTGGTGTAGTACCAGCCGAATTCATCCTTGTTGTCGCTCACGTTGCGGTTGGCGATGGAGATGTCTTCCAGAATGGTCTGGATGTCCGTCATCACCGTCGAGGACGTGTAGCACTTCAGGATGCCGGGGCCAGCATACTTCTTGGCGTACTCTGCCCACTGCTTGAAGAACTCCCAACCCAGCGTGCGAACATCGCCGGTGTTGGACCCAAGGTAGGTCGTGTCGTTCTTGTAGTTGATCAGGTTACGCCCAGAAGCCGTGCCGCTGTTGGCGGGGTCCAACCAGTAGCGAAGGCCACCGGTCGTGTACGCGCCATCAGCGTCAGCCTTGCGGATGCCCTTGAGGTACATCGCTTCACGCTGCATGTAGAACTTCTCACGCTCGTCAAGGATGTAGTGCGCCCACGGGTCACGCTTGTCGAGGAAACGCTTTTCCTTCAACTGGCGATCCGTAGCCTGTACCGCGTAGTCCCAGTCTTGGCAGTAGTTGTAGTAAAGCGCGAACTGCTGCTGACGAGACGTTCCGGCTTCACGCAACTCGGGGCCATTGCGGGGACCGCCAGGAGAGGCGATCAGCGTGGTGTCGTTCAGGATGTTGTTGGTGTCCGATTCCTGCAACTTCACAGTCAGGTAGCTGGATGCACCGTTGAGCGTCTTGCTCACAACCTTGACCTGCAAGCGTCCGTAAACGTTGGAGTCGGTGGAGGTGATTTCGATAAGCTCTTCTTCCTGATACAACTTCACGTCATTCTCGGCCATCTGGAGGTTCTTCACCTGATCCACGGTCGAACCAGTGCTCGTGGCATTGGTCAGGGCCGGGCCATTGAAGATGTCGGTGATGGTCGCTTCCATGTTGTCGAAGCCACGCCGCCACCACTCAAAGCGAGTGGCACTTTCTGCGTCGATGGTGTTCTCCATGGGGATGTGCGACACCAACTTGACCTTGCCCATAGGGCGGGATTCGTCGGTTTTCTGGATACGAAGGGGCTGGTTCCACTGGGACGGTTGCGCTCCGGTGTAGTCGGTTCCTTCAGTCCTTACGGGGGCGAGTGCCATGATGTAATCTCCTAAGCCTGTGAGGGCTATTCTTGGTTAAGCTGCCGTACCGGCAATGATGTCGTGGTTGAAGGCGTGCAACTGCGCACTGTTCGTACCACTGTTGGTTGAGAACTGGACCGTCACCGAGAGGTCGATGGCGTTCACAGAGTTAAGGGTGAATGCGGGGGCGATTGTGGCCGTGCCGTGACCAGCAATACCTGCAATCAGCATGTTGCCCGTGCCAAGACCGATCATGGTCATGTTGGGGGTCGCGAACGATCCACAAATAACAGAGCCACGAAGCACGATCACGTCATTCGCTGCACTCGTTGCGCCAACAAGCTGGGATGCGCACACGGTTCCCGTGAGGGATGCCGTCACCGCACCAATACGCACGCGCACCGTTATGGTGTCCGTGGCATTGACAGCAACTACCTTCACCGCAGCAACGAACTCGATGCGATCACCCGCAGACAACGCCCCAGCCGCAATGGCCTTGGTGCCGCCAGTGATGATAGCTTCCGTGCTCGCGGCAGGCAGGAAAGCCGCGCCAGCAGCAGCCTTTACGCTGCTAATCTTGCGACCCAGTGCCGTAGCCAAGGTTGCCGTTGTGAAGTCACTACCGTTCACCTGAAGCCCGTTTTTGAAATTGGGCTTGTTGGCTCCTGTGGCAGTGACCATGTTCCAGTTGTCACGAAACGTTTTCGTGAGTCCTCCTAGAAGAGCCATATCTTTAACTCCTTCTCAGGTGGGTTTAGGTGGTGACTTCGTAATCCACCTTCCACACGCCAATGTGGTTGGTGATCTTGAAGTTGTCGTTCGCGGCGGAGAGCGCGTCACCGAGGATGTCCGTACCAGCAGCATCCTTGATCGTCACGTCACCCGTGCCACCATCGGAAACCACGCGGCCATAGTAGGACGTGCCTACCGGAACGGTGTCGATGGACGGCATGGTGATGTCATAAGCCACGGATGCGGCAGTGGTGATGCGGATGTCGGTCTGGTACGGCTTGATGGTGGTTGCGCCAGTCACAAAGACGGTCTGCGGCAACTCCTTACCAAGATCGTCGGACGCTTGAAGTCCTAGAAATTTCGGCATTGTTTGTGTTCCTTCTTACATTTGCAACCCGGCGCGTTCAGCAGCGGCCTTGAGCCGGTCCTGAATCGTCATCGGGCGATTGGTTTGTGCAACAGGTCGTGCAGTGCCGGGGCTGGAAGCGACAGGCTTTCCGTTCCCAATCTTCTGCACACCACGAAGGCTCTTGAGGGCATTGAATCCCGCCAAGTGCTTTGCCGTGGCTTTGTAGGCTTGCTCTCGGATTTTGCTGGGGGCAGCATTCGGGTTGGCGACACGCGCACGCTTTACCTCGTCACGAAGCTGCGGCGTGATGTCCTCCAACTCGGGGTGCTCGTTGAGAATGAAGTGCGTAAGCGTTGCCACTTCTGCACGGTCATTCGCCTCGGTCACGGCTTGGCTGATCTGTTGAACGATGGGCGTAAAGTATTGCTCCACGCCGCGCAGGGTGCTGATCGCAAGCATCTGTTCGCGGGCCGTATAAGCCTCCACGTCCAGAATGCCAATCGAATCGGCCTCTGCTTCGGTCAACGGTTGCCATTCCGGCACATGCTGCGTCGATTGTGCCTTGTCAGCTTGCGCTGCCAGAGCATCCGCATTTTCCGGTGCGGCAACGGGCGCAGGCGCACCGCCACCATTCCGGTACTGCTCAACCATTTTCTCCAGCGATTCCAATTGGGCCAACATGCCCTCTGCCTCGTCCGCGCTCAGGGTCACTGGACCCCTTTCAGGCACTTCTGTATCCGCCGGTTCCGCTGCTTCCGCAGGTTCGCCGGGTTCAGCAGCAGGTGCTTCGGGCGTTTCGGTGGCAACAGGCTCACCATCCGGTGTGATCGGCACCGGGGAAGGTTCATGGATGGACTCTCCATTACGTTGCGCTTCCGCGCCCGCAATGCGTTCCTCAATCGACGGGGCTGAATCCAGCACTGTCACTTCATCAGGCATCGGTCTTTTCCTTTTCTTTCTTGGCTGCATCTTCTTGCAACCGCTTGATTGCCGACATTTCGATATTGATTTGCGTGGACAAGCCAACGCACTTCCCACGATAGAAGTTCACCTTGTCGTTGGGGGTTTCAGCCGCGTCACGGCTCCCGCTGGCGATCAGGTGTTCATCCCGTACCAACTGGCGCATCAGGCGGGTCACGGGCAATTGCTGCCACGCCTCGATGTCCTCAAGGGTGATATGGATTCCATCTACGGTGTTCCACGGTTGCTTGTTCATGCGTATTGCCTATCCATCGGTATGGGCTGATATTCGCCAGCCTGAATGCGCTGCTGAAGCTGTTCATCGGGCATAGCGGCCATCTGCACGTTCTGCACTGGACCTTGACCGGCACTCGCCTGCATTCCCTCGGCATACGCATCCACATCGGGAACGTCCTTCATGCGAAGGTAGGAGAGGAGCATCTGCGCCACAGGAAGCTGGGTGAACGTCTCGGCTGCAATCTCGGGTATGGCGAGGGCTTGCTGAAGAATCATTTCCATGCCGCTCGTGTCTTGCAGTCCGGGCATCGAGCCGGTGAACGGTTCCATGTTAAATTCAAGTGACATTCTGGACGGGTCAATGGTTGCTGTCATGGTCTGCGGGTCGATCTCCCACGGCGCACCAGTGGGGTTCTTACCGAGTTCACGGCGAATACGGTCTGCAAACCGCCCTTGGGCATAGGACATTTCTTCCGAGAGCGAGCCGTACTGCACTTGGTTGTAGGCGTACCGCCAGAACAAGTCCTGCATTCCTTGTGCGCCAAACTTGTAGCACCAGACGGCCATACGGCTATTCTGTTGGTAATTCGCGGTATTGACCGCCGCTTTCGTCGTGCGCTCTGCCTGCAAGGAATCAATCAGGTTGTTAGTGCCAAGCCCATCAGCATCCCAAGCCATAAGCTGGCTGATAAGGGCCAACTGCTGTGAGGAGTTATCCATGTGGGGGAAGTTCATGATCGCGGACTGTGCCTGCTCGGGGGACACGAAGGGCTTTGCCCAAATCGCCAGCTTGTGCGGAGTGGTCTGATTCAGGAAGTGCTCCATGTCAATCAGGTCTTGGTTGATTACCGTGATCCCGCCGTTGACGCTCTTCCTGAAAGACGCTTCAGCAAGGTTCACCATGTTGTTGGCAAACTTGTGCGAGCCAAAGTTCACCATCAGATCGCCAACGGGGGATATTTCATGCCCTGCCGTGTTCGGGCCAAATTCCACCCAGCTGTAATTGCCGTCCCCATGATTCAAGGGACCAAACCCCGTGATGATGCTATCGGCAGAAATCTCGATGAAATACTTCACCGGATACTCTTCGTCGCCAACATTCCAGTCTTTTGGAATAATCTGCATCTCAAGGTATATCGCGCAGACAGGCTGCGTTTTCATGGTCGCCTTGTTTTGAGTCGTGTTGTTCATGCCCGTGCGGTCATTGCGCCCACTGGTCAGGAAGTGGCCGTTCCAGTACGAGTCCGAAAGTCCAGCATCCGCTAGCACCTTCACGTACTTCGCATTGAAGTAGCGGGGGTTGGCATCCCTGCCCTGCATCCGCTCATTGGCAACGTGCGCCTTGTCATCCATCTCACGGTTGATCATGGTTGGGATGTTGGTGTCGTAGGTGCGCCCGCCGTATTCGGCTTCTTGGTAGAAGTTCGTGGTGGTGTTGGGGTCGCGGATGGTGCGGAAGGGGTCCCAAGGACGCAACTGCGTTCCCTCGTAGAGAACCATGTCCTTGAATTCGCGCTTGATGGTGTTGATGTCGTCCTTGGACGCTTTGCCGCCGATAGCCTTGAACATCTCAACCGCCGTTGCGGTAATCTCGGTATCCACCGGCTTGCGCCCGCGCTTCTGCTTCCATTCCGTGCCTACCGTGCCACGGCCAAATGCCAGAGCATCGTCCACGGCGGTATGCAGGTGGAGGCCAGCGTCGAAACGCAACGCCTGCTGCTGGACAACATGCTCCATCGAGGCGGCGTTAATCAGGGATGCGGCACCGATACCGGGCTTACACCGCCATATCGGGTCACGGATGAACACACTATGCCAAGACGCGCCGATCATGTGCCGGTTCTTGTGCGTCATAGGCAGGACAATCATGTTGTCCTTGTCCTTGGATGTATTACGCGGGTTCTTATTCTCGGTTGCCACGTATCCGGTCATGGTCCACTGAAGACGGCGATAATCGTCCCGGTATTCAGCCGAGCCGATTTCCCACTCATGCACCATTTCGAGCACGTAATTGACAAGCGATTCGTGCAGGGAATTCCCCGGCTTCATCTTCTCCCCGAGGTCGCCATAGTCATAGTCGAAGTTTACGGCTTCGCCCTGAAGGCGTTCCTTGCGGTTCCTAGATGTTTCATTGGGATATGGGAAAGGTTGCTGCACGTTATACCGCCCATGCGCCAGTGAGGATGCGCTGCTTTATCTTCTCGTTGTCCGTTGTCTTAGGGAACCGCTCCACGTTCTCGTACTTCTTCGGCTGGGCATCGAATCGGATACCTAGTTCGTCCATCACGCCGGGGATATAGCCAGCACAGTCCGTGAGGCCGTAATCCTTCATGCGGGGGTATTCGAGTAGCCGCTGTTCCAGCCAGCCGCCCTTCATGTCGATGTGGTGGAAGATTTCCTTGCGCTCGTAGAAGGGGGCAATCTGCTGCGCACGCCAAATCTTGATAGCGTCCTTGCCAGAGCCGTAGTCACCAGCCTTGACGTGTCCCATACCGAGCCACACAAGCCGGATAGGCATGTCCATCGCTGCCGCCGCAACTTCCCAGTTGACCTTCTGCGGGCCTTCCATACCGATCTTTTCAGGGCATACATACCGGCTGTTGGTCTGCACGGCCAGCTTGAAGGCACGCTCAATGACCTGATTGGCGGTAAGCCGCTCCTGCACTTCGCGCCGGATATACACCTTGCCGTGGCGAGGGTCGAACGCCACCGCCAACATGCCGGTGAAGTCCGCAGAGGGGGTATCAGACTTGGAAGGGTCGATGATAACCACGCGCACCAAAGCGTTGTCGGTCTGGATGTCTTGGTCCACCGGACGGGCGTAGTGCTGGAACTGGCTGTTGTGGAACGTGGCACCTTGGCGGGCCGCAGGCATACAGAGCATTTCGCGGCAGAATACGTCCAACGTACCCTGCTCCATTGCGTCATTCGCTTCCCGTGAAAGCTGGGCATCGCTACGGAAAGCGGGGCGCAGGCTCTTGTACGTATAGGACTTGAATCCGCCCGGTTCTTCCTTCTCGATTTCCACGCCAGCAGGGAACGTCACCGATTTCCAAGACGATAGCGTCAAGAGCCTCGACATCAGTGAGTCGTGGTGCTTCAAGGTATCGACATGGAACACGCGGTATGGGGGAGTCCAGTTAGCGCGAGCACCGGCAGGCTTATTCCACCGGCCAGTAGTCGGGTTGGGGGCTTGGTCCTGTCGAACGCACTTCAGGAGCGCACCGAAATACCACTTGTTCAGCTTCTCGCGGTTCAACTCGTTCAGCACTTCTTCATCATCTTCCAAGTCGTCAATCAGAATCAGGTCTGGACGAATGCGCTTGCCAAGGATACGGGCGTTACGGCCACGAACACGGCCTTGTGCGGACTTGGGGACGATGATCCCGAACGGTTCGCCGGGGTTGTTCTTCGCATTTGCGGGGTTGCAAGCAAACCACTGCTTCGAGGAGAAGGACTTCGTTACGCCGTCATAGCTGCGGGTCTTCATGATCCCGAAGTAGTCGTGAATAGCATCATTGCCCATCAACTCTTCTTTGAGGTTCTCGGTCTGCTTGGCAGCATCATCATGCGTTGCGGCGATATACATGATGTACTTGCTTTGCCGGAGACACAGGCTGCGGGCCATCTTGGCCTGCATGGCCGTGGTCTTACCGCCGCCACGGTGGGCGCAGATAACGGTGTTCGGCTGCTCGTCATCATCAATCAGCCGCCACATGGCCTTGTCGTACTCGTCCAGCTTGCGGTCGAACGAATCCGCCATAAACATGGTCGCAAAATACTCGGACGGCGTTTCCTCATACGCGCCTTCCTTCAACCCGTGGCCGACACACAAAAGAACCTCCTGCCGCTGCACATCTTTTGTGTCGCAGAACTGGCTCATGAAGGAGTCTTTGTAGTCGCCGCTAAAATTCGGGTTCGGCATTCAGCTTCCTTAAAAGAAAAAGCACCCCGACCCCGAAGGGTGGAGTGCCATTACGTGAACGTGAGGGCTATGTAAAAACGAATCCTTTTAGTACGCCGCTATTTCCGACCACACAATTGTAGCACCGAATTGCCACGTTCCGGTAGCCGGTACAGTGGCGCGAAGGACGAAGCCCTCATTCTGTGCAAGTATCAATGGGTGAACGCCGTTGTCATCAAACAAAGAGACTTGGTTGGCGTATTGTACGCTTACGACCGTACCGAACGACAATGAGATTTGTCCCACCGCCTGAGTATCCAATGTCTTTGTTCCAGCCGTACAGGCCGCTGTGACCGATGCCCTAATTTCACCAACCAGCGTGGTTCCGTGTGAGGTGCGCATCTTGCCGTTGTTCGTTGTAACCGTGAGGGGAGTTCCACCACCACCAGCTACGGTCCATGAACGCGCCACGAACATATCCACCTTACCAAACCCTGCTGCGAACGCGGTAGCAGAGCCACTAAGCCCGTCCAGCGTCACGGAATGGATCGAGGCCAATCGCGTTGCATCAGTCCAGCGGTACTGCAATATTTCCGAGTTGGCAGCAAGTCCTGCGGCCATCGTGCCAGACAGGTGCGATATACGGTAGGAGCCAAGCCCGTTTACGTCAAGCGGCATATTTACCGTGCGGATAGCGCGGAAACCTGCGCCGTCCACTTCGGCTATCGTGCCGCCGTTACCCTGTAATTGGATTGCCATACTCTACCCCTATACCCACTGCCAGTGTACGGTAAACGTTCCGTAAAGTCTAGTGCCTTTAGGCTTCGCTGTTGGATTTTCCGAAGAACGCCCCGGACCACCCTTTAAGCCAGCGGCAAACTGAGAACGCTGATCCAGCTTAATCGGACCCGGCTCATTCAGTTGGTTGGTGTTCTTGGCGTAGATCGTGAAGCCCGTTCCCGGAACTATGTTCCCCGGAATAACCTGCACCGTCTCAATCCAGTGTTCGTCTGCGCTATGGCTTGCGGTATCGGTCGCCACTATCCATGCCGATACTTTTGATCCTGAGAGAATGCCTGTCTGTCCAGTAATCGCAACGCTAGTGTCGCTCTTGCCGGGGAACGAGCCAAAGTCTACTACGGTTGCTCCCACATTGGGAGAGCCACCACTAGCAGCATTGAGTGTGGTTCCTGACATGGTAAGGTTGGTGCCAAGCGTAATCTCTTGCGGGTCGCCAGAGCCACTATCCCCACGCCCAAGCAGCTTGGATGCTGTTGAGATGTTCTGCATCTTCGCATACGTCACAGCATCATTGGCAATGGTGGCAGCTTCCGAGCCACTTCCCGGCCCTGCTGTAACATCACCAGTAAGTTGAGTTATACCGCTACCACCACCTATATCGACCGGCTGGGCGACACCATTCGCGTCAAACTCAATACCCTTGTTCGCCCACGCATTAACGCCAGCGTCAACACGCCGCACCTTCATAAAGTCCTGAGAACCGGTGACAAGTATCCGGTTGAAGTAAGGACCAGAGGATATGGAGTATTTAGCCAACGCTAAGTCCCTTGCACCGTGCGGATGTTGTTCTTCTCCTGAAATTCCTTCAACGCGCCTCTAACGGCAGCATACCGTTCAACGCGCTGTTGCTCAAACTGACGGGCCTTCACAAGCTGGTGTGGCGCATCCTCGGAGTAGAAGTCTATCCCGTAGGACCGGCATTCTTTCTTCAACCTGCGCAGGTTCACCCTTCACTCCTTGCCTTGAAGCCATATCGTTTCTCAATCGCGCCGACAAACATCAGCAACGACTGCCGAACCATCAGCCAGAATGCCCGTTCTTCCATCCCTACATCGCCGCCAACTGACCGGAAATAATGACTGCCGTAGTCGTGCCACAACTCGCTTGAAACTTCACAGCCCAAACGCCGCGAACGTCTATCTTCGCGGTTGCCGTAGCTGCTGCCCCAAGCGTAGATACGTTACCCGTACTCGTGGTTCGGTGAATAAGGATGTTTCCAAGCGTGTTCCATCCTGCTCCACTGATTAGCGTAACCCAATCGCCGGTAGGGTGAATTTTCCCCAAAAGGGCAAAATCCGTCAGTGCAGCAGCACCGGCATTCGTCATAAACACCTGCAAGGTTGCTCGGTGCCGAACAGGGATCGCCGCCGTTTCAAGCGTTGCATCTTGGGCAAGGTCAATAAGCGTATTTTGCCCGCCTTGAGTAAGGGGAATATCCTCTAGGGTAACACCAACATCAGCGTTGACACCACCGAACTGCCAAGGGTTGAGTTGTGAATTCTGCATGTTTAGCGTTCCTCAAGGGCGATTATCAGCCCTGTATCTGCCAGAGTTACCTGATTCTCGTCCGTAGTCATTGCGCCCGTGAAAGCCAAGCCAGTCCAGCCTATTGCCGACACATCATCAAGGTTCCCTGTAAAGCCCGTAGCCGTAAACAGAAGCCCATCAGCATGGTTGTCAGCCAAGATATTGCAGGTATAGGTGCCGTTGCTCGATAAAGACACCTGAGCGGGGGTTGTGTTTGTCCCTACATCCAAAACACCAGCAGAGGCACCGCTTATCGTGACCGTCACGAGATAACGCTTCCCGTTGGTCCAAGACACTGCCATGTCAGTCTTTACCTGCTTCAGCGTTGCCGTAGCAGCAGTAAAGGCAGCAACGCCACCAGTGATTACGATTGCAGCAGAAGCCTCGGTCCAATCGGAAGTGTCATTAAAACCACCGTTATTGATTACGTCAACCTGAGCAGTACCCGGCGTATACTCGACAATGTAACGCCCATTCACGGCAGGGTCAGAAGCATTCGTGATTCTCACGACATCGTTCGCTACAAACATGCCGTCAAACGGTGAAATCAATTCCTCATGGTCAGAATCAATCCGAATTGTACCTTTGTTGCTAAATCCGGGATTCTTTGCACGAACATTGAATGAGGTGAAACCCTGATAAGAAGACGGGGTGATCACGTACTTGTAAAGAGTTGCACTCCCCGGAATCGCGCCCAATGTCGTAACCAACTCGTCGCGCAGCGTATCCCAGTCCGTAACCAACGCGCCTATACCAGAAGCAACGTCCGTTGGAGTATAGCCAGCATTGATTAAGCGGCTTTCAAGCGTCCCGATCTCACGACGAATACGAATCAGGTTGGTCAGTAGGCCACGACAGGTCTGCAACTGCTCGACCGCCTCTTTTTCTGTAAGCACTGTTGCCATTATGCCACCGCCTTCGGCGGGCGACCGCGCCTCTTGGGAGTCACAGTTTCATCCGATTCCTCGGGAATTTCCGGCGTGGGGTTGTCGTTTTCGGCTTCAGCGACATCAACATCCAAGATAAGTCGTCGCACCACCATAGCACCAGATACTCGATCCGCAGAACATGCGGATACCTCGTGCAATTCACCGTTGATGCGCACATAAACACCCGAATTGCCCGTCAATTGGACAAGGGTTGAATGTAGTCGCCTTACGTCAATCATCTTCCGGCTCCTCCACATCTTGTGGCGTAGTATGCGTTATCTCACCAGATACGTCAACATTCTCATTTACCGTGAACTGAGCGTTGTACGCTTCCGCAGCACGCAACTTCTTGGCGTGCATCTCGTAGAACGAATTCAGGCTCTCCGTATCCTGCGGGGCATCATCACCAACATTTTCCTTTGCAGGCTCATAGGCACGCTCGGGGTGAAGGGACATCGCTATTTGCGCGGCTTTCACGTAAGACGTGTTGGCTTTAACTTCTTCGTTGAGCACCTTCTTGATACCATCGAAGCCAACATCCGCCAAGGATCGCCGTTCTTCCAGCTTCGACTCCTGAATCGCCTTCACCGCCATCTTCGCACGGGTCAACTGGCGTAGGATGTACTGCTTTACCGGCCAGTGGCTCAGGATTTTCTTGATCGTCGCACGGCTCTCTTTGCGAACAGAGACAATTTCCTCCATCGACAACCCCGCTACCACCATGTTGGCAATTACGGAGTGATGCAGCGGAACGTCATGTCCATCCGGCAGGTCCGAGCGGTAGGGGTAGTTGTACCGGGGGATTTCACCACCATCAGCCTCGACAACTTCCACAACTGGGGAGAAGTCACCGTGATCGAACTCCCACTCCTTCGCCCGCCGCAATGCAGGGTCGTCGTTCTCGTCGCCCTTGAGCCAGAACCCGTTCGCGTCAGGGGTGTATTTGGACAGTCCACCGGCCATGCCTATGCTCCCAACGCCAAGGCTTCCTTCACGGATACCATCTTCTTGCCGCCCTTGCCCCATAGGATGATCTGCCGCTTGTTTTGCCGCGTACTGGATGCCACATGAACCCATGCAGGCGCGCCCGGTTCGCCAAATTCGTGAATCACTTGGTCGATGTCCAGCGCATCGAGGTTCAAGACTACGTGAACGAAAAGGTAGAAGTTGGGAGTCCAATGTTTTCCCGTGTCGGGGATTCCTAGAATCTCGAATGCCATGCCGCGCAACGTGGCGCGGTGGGCAAGGTGGGCTTCCGACATGAATTCATAGGATAGCTTCAGGTCCGCAGCTTCGCCAACTAGGTGCTGGCTATTCGCGCTTCCCTTAACGATGGTGTTGACGCGATTGCAGCGATACCCGCTGGGGACAAATACAGGGACACCCAAGCTAATACGGATAGGGTCCAAAGTGACGTTCCCAAGTCGCGTGAGGTTATCCACAACGCCCATAGGCGGGTTGAATTGAAAGGCTTCCAAGCCATTGCGCGTGGCCGTGTCGGATTCCAGCAATTCGTAGAGCCGGAAGTACCGGCCAAGCGGTTTGTCGGGGACCATGTTATTTGCCCTTCTTGGGCTTGGCGGGTTTGCTAGATGGGGCTTTTTGTTTGCCGGAATTGTTTCCCATGCTGTAAAACTCCAACTGTCAAGGATTCCTTGACTGTTCAGTTGTCAAGTAATGCTTGACTACTCACACCCGCTGGCGAGAATCGCAATCAGCACAAACACCGCCGCAAGAATCAGGTTCACTCGGATGTTTATTCGCGCTCCCCTTATTGGTCTGCTCTGCGCTTCGGCATGTCGTGCTGAATGTCCTTAGCGATATCGCTCAATTTGTCCAGCTTTTTATTCATTTGCTGGAACTCCTCTTTCAACTGCTTGAACTCGTTCTGGTGGTGGGTGGAATCGTTACCCATCAAGGCCACCGTCCTGTCGGTTTTCCAAACCCAAGCAAGTGCTGCCGTACCAGCCGCCACGGCATACGCCGCCGCTATGTTCACAATAAGGTCGAAGCTGCCCGATTCTGGTGTCGGCATATTAGAAAGGCTTTGCGCCGGTTCGTGGGCGGACATTCAACCGATTCTCCTTGCGCTTCTGCACAACAGCTTCAATTTTCTCGGTCAGCTTAGGGTCGCTGGTGATTGCCTTTGCCACGCTCGGGAAGTGGGAAGGGGTAGTTGAGTCGATGAAATCGGCTCTGCTGATGATCTGCTCCTTCGCCAACTCCATAACCTTCTTGGCTTGGTGATTGGTCAGGTCGTACCCACCACCCGCGTCCTTGTTGGCCTGCTTCAGGTTAGCAACATGGGTTTTCGCCAAGTGCTCGACCACGGCAGTAATTATCTCAAGCCCCTTGCGGACAAGCCACCGCTGGCGAGCGTACCAGCCGGTTCCAGTAACAGCACCAAGCACAGCCAACGCTACGGCTACACCAATTTCGGTGTATTCCTCGTTCATGCCCCCAACCCTAGTAGTTGAAGCAGCAGCGTCAGAAACGTCTGGAACAAGCCGCTTGCGCCAAGGGTGAAGAAGACATCGAAGATTGTGCTAAGGATTCCCAGCACGTCAGGTGTGATTGCATCCACAGCACGATCTCCTTGTTCAACCGGGGCTACCCCGCCTCATATGAGGCATGTTATACCCCATAAGGGGTGGCATGTCAACACAATACCACAGGGGGGGTCAAAATGCCATGTCGTCCTGCTCGTCGTAGGTATCAGCGATGTTGGGGTCAGGGGTGTATTTGTCGTGCGGCGGGGTATCGGGCCGTTCCACATCGTTGACGGTATCGAAGTAGGACTGGGTGGATTTGTCGAACCATCGGGTGAATCGGCCTGTTGGGCCGTTGCGGTGCTTGGCGACATGGAAGATGATTGGGAATCCTTGGTCGGTTTCGCCACCTTTTTCGCGGTGAAGCAGGCCAACAACATCGGCATCCTGCTCGATTGCGCCAGTTTCGCGGAGGTTGGACAGCTTCGGCTCGTCTGTGTCACCTTCCCGGTTGAGTTGGGCAAGGGCGATGACGGGCTGGTGGAGTTCTCGGGCTAACCCCTTGAGAGTGCGGGAGATGTTGGAAACCTGCTCGTGGCGGGGATCGCGGGAGTTTGCAGGCGCGACAAGCTGAAGGTAGTCGATGATGATCATAATCCGCTTGCCAGCGTGCTTTGCTGCGAATTTGCGTGCGCGGCTGCGAATATCAAGGATTGAGATGCTTGGTTTGTCGATGATGGTCAGGTTCCAAGCCTTTGAGGCATCTCGGGCTGCACGGAGTTTGTCCAATTCTCGGTGGGGCTGGAATCCTTGGTAGATTCGGAACTTGTCTACGCCGTGGGTTGACGCGGCTACGCGCATCATTAGGGACTCTTCGCTCATTTCCAGCGAGAATACGAGGGTGGGAACGTCTAATTTCAAGGCGGCGTGGGTGGCGCATGACAGGGCGAACGCGGTTTTGCCTACACTTGGGCGGGCTGCGATGACAATGAAGTCGCTAGGCTGGAAGCCGGATAGCAGGTTGTCCAGCTTTTGATGACCCGATAGAACACCCTCAGAGCCTCTACCAGACGTGATAGCCTTCTCGGTGGTTTCGTATACCCTCGATAGCACCTCAAACGCCGTGGTGGGGCTTGTGGCTTTACTGTCGGCGGTCATAGCGAACAGTTCAGACTCCGCTTTACCTAACAACTCCATTGGCGGGGTTTCGGCTGCATAGGCTTCGGAGACTAGCCGGGTTCCGGTGGCGATGATGTTTCGGAGAATCGCGGCATCCAGCACAATCCGAGCGTAAACCTCCACATTGGCCGATGTGGGGACAGCGCGGGTCAACTCCGCAAGGTACATGGCCCCGCCTGCGGCTTCCAGCTTGCCGGTATCGGTCAAGGCACGAATAAGAGTTATCGCGTCTATTGGCTGGTTGGCCCCGAACAGGCTCACCATCGCGTCATAGACCAACCCGTTCGGTGGGTGGTAGAACACCGCTTCGCCGGAATCTCGGAGTATTTCGATTGCAGCACCTACGGCTGCTGGGTTCAGGAGCATGGCCCCCAAGACGCTGCGCTCTGCCTCGACGTTTTGCGGGGGGGTGCGGTCGAATACGCCGCGTTGATAGGCTGAACGTGTTCCGATCATGATATGCACTCCATGTACGCGCCTATGAATTCCGCCGCGACTTGCGGGACTATCGCGTTGCCGTATCCCTTCAACCGCATTACCCGCGCTTCGCTCGTTGCTTGAGCATACGACTCGCTGATATTGCAGCTTGGCACCACGCCACGGGGTAGCCCATCAACCAGCGGGAATGTGCCGGATTCAACGCGCCGCGCTTTTCCGTCGAGGAAGGGGAGGATGTCGAAGTCGCTCCAAGCCCCAACCCCATCTTCATTTCGGTTGCGAGATTGGTTTGCAGGATGCGCCCGGTTTTCTTGTTCCGCCACTTCGCGCCATGCCGTTCCAAGTCCTCGCTGATCTCTCCCGCCGATGATGAGCAACTCGGCGTTGGATACCCCACCATCGCACACTGGCGAGGTACTGTATCGTTCCGTTCCTTCCCGTCCTTCCGAAAACGTGAGTTCTCCAGGTCGCCCGTATCCTTGTGGTCCCGTGTGGACGGAGTTGCAAAGCCCACCACCAGCTTGCACTGGCTGCCTAACATGGCCTGCATCTTCGTGCCCGGATTGCCCGCTGCATCTTCGTTGGCCGATGGAGTCAGCCACCCAGTACAACCGCTGCCGGATGTGGGGTGCGCCCGCGCTGTGTGCGCCCAGTACAGCCGCCCCGCAGGTGTAGCCTTCTCCTTCCAAGTCTCCGAATACTCCATCGAGCCACCCGTGCCCAACCGCTCCTTCAACCTGCTCGCCAATGATTGCGTCAGGGCGACACTCTCGAATGAGCCGAAACATTTCAGGCCAGACGTGCCTATCGTCAGCCCCGCCTTTTTGCTTCCCCGCTGCGCTGAAAGGCTGGCAAGGGCAAGAGCCTGTCCAAACAGGTCGATCTCGGGGCCATCCGGCAAGGTCGAGGGCGAGGGGCCAGCCACCGATTCCGGCGAAGAAATGGCATTGGGTGTACCCGGCAAGGTCGGAGGGTTGGACATCGGCTATGCTCCTTGTGTCGATGTGGCCGTCAGGAATAAGTTTCTGGTTGATAAGTTCTTGCAGCCACGCCGCCGTGGGCTTGTCCCATTCGTTGTAGTAGTTCATGTTCTAAGCCCTAGCCTGCGTTGAACGTCTTCAGGGGTTTCGGGGCGGGTTACACCAGCCGGTAATGCGGCCCGGTTGCTGTTGATAGCGTTTTGCAGCCAAGTGTTCAGGAATCTGGTCATGCCTTTGGTCGTCTTTCTACGAACAGGGTTGTCAATCAGCCATTGCTTGGCCTTGATTAGCTCGCTGCGAACATCGCATTGCTG